GTGTTGGACTCGGCTAATTGCTTTTCTAATTCCTTGACCCTACGCACTTCGGGCAGTGGGGCAAACACTAAAACGTCCGCCGTCATTGCGCTGCCTTAATTTCGGCTTTACGCACACGCTCCAAATGCTTCGGCACACCCTGCACGACGCAGGTGTGGTCACGCCCACCAATCAATTGAGCCGTCGTGATTGTCGAAAACTCGAATTTACGCCACAACCACCAATACGCTTCCTGCCGCGAAGCAACGATCTTTGATTTGCGCGAAGAACCCACGATGTCCTCGTAAGAAATCCCATGCTTTTTCGCAACAAGCGAAAGCATCCGTTCTGCGGCTCTTTTTGATCGAGGCAAATCCTCCGCCTCTATACGCGCCCAATATTCTTCTGGCGTGGGGTCGACGCGCACGGGTTCGGGATCAAGTGCAGCGGTAGGTTTTGGGCGCGGCGCAATTGAGGTGACTATTGGACCAACTGGGTAAACGTATTGGCGTGAACCAATGCGATAAGCGACTTCTTGGTAGTGTTTATAAAGTTGTTCGGCTGTTTCAAATTCGAGTGTCATGGTTATTTCTTTTTCTTTTTGGGTTCTGGAATTAAAACGGGTGGCGGTGGTGGTACAGGTGCGGCTTCCCAGTGGCCGCACCAATCGTCTCGTGAGGTACGGGGCCAGCCGTGGCCCACTGGTGGATTGGCCCGGCACACACCATACGGGTCATTCGAGTGGCGATCCCAATACAAGCAGGCGGGGCAGGTTTGAAGTGCGTCAGTAAGAGGAAATGGCGTGGTCATAAACGTAATCCGTTATTATTCTAGGTTGCAGGTCTAGGTAGGTTTTAATTTGTTCAAAGACATTTGTGAACACGGGAAAAATTGGTTCGCCGTCGGATGCGTATACATCCAGCTCGTCAAAGTTCTCATATCTCCAATCAACGTCCCATCCTTGGTCATCGTGTTCGCAGGTGTATTCTAACCAAATTCTTCCATCTGCAACGCACTCTTCGCCTTCTATTAGGACAGGCACATCGGAAAAGCGATACCCTGTATTGCCGGAGATATGCTGTATTGGTTTTCGTCTGTTACACATTTTTAGCTCCCACTATACGATTAGTTCTTCTCGGAAACCGCTGTTAACTGCCCTGACTGTACCACTTAGAAACAATCATTCACCTTTCTTCTCTGCAAGCTGGACTTCTAAGCCGAGCCAAGCGACTATTTTTTCTAACGATAGGATGTCAAAAGCATACCCACGCTCTATGCGCGATAAGGTAGCGTGGCTTACGCCAATTTCATTTTCGACATCCCTTAAGCTTAATTCTCGTTTTTTCCGCTCGCATCCAAGAAGAAGCGGCAAATCTTTAAGTTGCATCACTCACCCTCCTTCAGTGCGGCGCGGGCAATCCAAACAAGAAGATCATAATCTCCTTCTTGTTTCTGCGATTGCAGACAATCGTAGAATTCTACGATTTTTTGCAATGCGTTCCGCAACCGTTCAATCTCGTCGGCGGCTTCGGTATATACTCCGTGATCGTTCAGCAACACTACATATCCTTGAGACACTGCACGTAACCGTTCAACAATGTCCATTACGCCTGCTCCAACCGTTTCAGCTCTTGCTGCAACATCCAAACCTTGTCCTTTAGCATGGCGTTCTCGGTCAGTAACCGCTCCGCCTCTTGTCGCAGGTGGATCAAATGGTTCAAGGTAATGGTGTCCGCATGGCGGGGATCGCGGGACGCGCCAAGCTCTCGTTTGCTGGCGAAACCGCCGATTGATTTAGTTGTTATCATTTTGCTTCTCCAAAAATCATGTTGGTGCTCCCAAGTTGACTTCGACGCACGTGCTCCCAAATACGGCGGGCTTCACGGGCAGGGATTGGTAAAAGGCGCGTGTCTGAGTGGCTTTGTCGGCCTTGCACGCGGCCTCGGTGGGGTAAGATTGTAAAGTTTTCCCGGTGACGGGGTAGAGGCTTTGGTCCAGTTCTGGGCCGATGAACACGGCCATCATCACGAGAACCCACATTGTTTTTTGCCTTTTGGAAAAAGACCGAGGGGCTTTATGGGCACCCTCGGCAAGTTAAGGGAGGAAAACAAGTTCGGTCCGCTGGCGGAATTGCCTTGGACCCCTTTGTTATAGGTGACTTGTTTAATAGGTTGCAAGGATTGTTTGCTTGCGATTTGGCAAGTAGGATTTGCAGGGATGCAAAATCTGAAAGGGCAGTGGAAGACTGCGCAAGAGCAATTTATGTCGTAGTTTTTACGATAAAAATCAATCATGGCAATGTATTAAGGCAGAAAAAGGTGGTCTGGAAGACTAGTTTCTCCAAAAAAACCTACCAACATATAGAGTGGTATAGGGTTATATCATTTAAGGTTTATGGCAAATGTGTATAAACTTTTTTAATGAAAGTAGTCTTTCAAACAGTTTGTTTTAATTTAAACATTTGATTTTGTTTTGTAAATTTTGAAAGGTATACCGAAATATCACCCTTGCGTGCCCTTTCGTACCCTTTCGCAATTTTTATGTAACCGGTGCGATATAGAACCGAATAAAATTATCAGGCGTAAGCCTTTGTTTTACCAATATTAGGCCATTCGTATCGATTGATTTTTTAGACCACCAATGAAAAGCGTTTATTGTATCCTGCGCTTTATTCAAGGCAATCTGAAAACCATCAATCTCTTTCACACTATGGAAGAATTTGTCCCATGCTTTGAAAGGGATTCGGTTAATCGCTGTGTTAATGCGTTTGGCTAAATAGCGTTCTTTATCATTTTGTTGTTTATCACTTGCTACACGTTGTGCGGCGGATCGCCGTTGCTCTTTACGAATTAAGTTCACCGCATCAACTTTGTTATCAATTAAAACCAACTTAAATTCATCGGGTCCAATCTTTTGGCGTACTAAGTTAAGCTCTGCACGAGACAAATCCTGTTTCTTCCACCTATTAAATGTTGCACGCAAGACTGCGGCTTTTTTTTCGTTGGCTAAAACGGTTTTTCCTTCTTGCAGACGCGCCAATATACTTGCCCAATTTAATGATCGTTTTTCTTCCATGTTAAACCCCTATTGCGTTAAAACTTGATTATACGTGTAACAGTGTAACAAAGCAACAACGAACGCAAACGTGGACATAAACGCTTTTAGTGCCCATAAACGTGGACGTAGACGCGCCGTTTTTGCCAGACGTAGACGTAGACGTGCGTTTAATCGACACGTGGACGTGGACGTGCTAAAGGGCCGGACATGAACATGGACGTAAGCACATGCGTGTAATAGGTATTGATCCCGGATTGAGCGGGGCGTTAGCGGTCGTCAACGGGGTCGACGGTACGTTCACGGTCGAAGCCGTGTATGACTTGCCAACCTATTCTGAAAAGACGTCGACGGGAAAAACGCGCCGATACATTGACCCGGTCGCCCTTTTGGCTTTGCTGAAAGCAATAGGTAAAGTCGACCAAGTGCAATGCGAGCGAATGATCGCACCGCCCGGCGTTTCCGGCATGTCGGCGTTTAGCATGGGTGCCACAATGGCGACAATCGTCGCCACCTTGCGGATTGCACGCATGCCCTATCGGCTTGTGTCGTCTGGCGTTTGGAAGCGTGCCCTAGAAGTGCCCGCTGACAAAGAGGCGGCCAGATTATACGCTGGCCGTTTGTTTCAATCGTCGGAGCATTGGCAACGCAAAAAAGATCACAATCGTGCCGAGGCGGCTTTGATAGCCGCCCATTGCATCGCTACGAGTTAAGCGTTGTAAATGCCTATAATGATGCAAAACGTTCTATGGCGACAATCTAAATTCCATTGCGTAGGAAAGGCCTCGCAACGCTCACACTCGGCATTGTAAAAATCCGCGTTAGCTTGTGTGAAGATATAGCCATTGAAAGCCCGATAACCCGCTTCAATACGTTCCACTGTTTTTCTCCAATTGAGATTGTCCGAAATGGCAATCAGCGAAACGCCGCCAAAATAGGCGGCGTTCTAGCAAATTGTCATGTTTCGATTGCAACGATTAAAATTGTTACCCGTTCAAATTCTTGACGAGCCTCTTCCAATGTTTTGTAAGCTCTAGAATTGCGAACGCCGCCTATTGTATAGACCAGCCGGTAACATTCATTAACGTGCCGCGTGCCAGAGCCAGCGATTTCTTCATAATCTGGAACATGCGCCAGCAAATAAGGGCGATTGAAAGCGCCAGAACTTTGCGCGATTAACGTTTCATGTTTGTAGAGCATGTCTCAATCCTTCCATTCAACAAAGGCGACCATGCAAACGCCGCGCGGCTCTATGCGGATCATGTCGCCATAATCTTCGACATTGCAGCGCCAACCGGTCCAGCCTGCAATTGCCTTTGCCTTGCGCACTAATTGACGGCGATATGCTTTATTTGCTTTTGTATAATTGCTCGAACCGTCATACCCGTAATGCGTCAATTCTGGCATGGTCAACGTTTCACGCTTTACCCATGAATAATTTGCTTCCCCACCGAACGTGTCTGTTACTTCAATTTCATACTGGTTCATTTCACTAATCCTTTGAATGCAAAGCCCATTGCTAGAATTGCGACAAGCGCAAGGAATGGTCCGACTATGACTAATCCGTCGAATGCTGTTAGCGTTGCCATTATGCCGCTTCCTCTTGTTCATTGTCGGATTGTTCGACTACGTAATGCTTTGCGATATCGTACCAATTAACCTCAGAAACAAAAGCTCTCGCATAATCAAGCGCCAATCCTTCCGGCATATCGCATTCAATCACTTCCGTTGCATACTCTTTTAACGTTTGTGCCATGTCATAAAGGCTCAATTCATTCCATCCCATGTCCTCGACGTCTATCCCGTCAAATATCTCTAAATTGACGCGCCATGTGGCATAATTCGTCCAGCCGTTATATGTCATTGTCTTAATCCCTTGTTTGACCCGCGTCTTAATTGCGCGTGCATTATGATTAGCAACTAGTCTAATGAGACGCAAGAAGAAAAACAACAAACTTGCAATATTCTTTTTAACGGATTATTTGTTCGTCAATTAGATCAACAGCTTAGAGATAGCGTTTAATGGTTTGGCAAAAAGGCGAGAGCGGAAACAAAACCGGGATTAGCCCGAAACACCTTGCGCTGAAAAGACGCCTAGACGGTTTGACGTTCAAAGCCGTCGACGTGCTCGAAGAAATCCTATCCGACAAGACGGCTAGCCACAGCGAGCGCCTATCAGCGGCCAAAGAAGTATTTGACCGAGCGATAGGCAAGGCCAAGCAGCAAGCCACCTTAGAGGTGACACACAACGCATCGCCGCATCTCTCAGCGCTGATCGGCCTCGCCACCATGACGACGATTGAAGGAACGATAGCTGATCGGGGGGATCAACCTGTTCGGACAATAGACTACGATTCGCCTAACGTGTTGATAACGTTAGACAATATGAACGTGGACATAGCGAGCGAGCCTAATGACTGACGCGGTAATGAAGCAACGCAAGGCTGCCAAGGCCAAAAACCCCCCGGCTATGGGGGTCGGCGGGGGCGAGTCTATAGATACCCACCCTATTTTAATTCACGGGCAAAATGAGGCAACCCCCACCCCCGTGCCCCCCATCGTCAAACCTGCACTTGATCCAAAAAATATAAAAACTATGGAGGAGGCTTATGCGTTCTTTATTGAAGCCTACCGCAACAAGCCCGTTGAGTTCGTTGAAAATGTTTTAAAGGCTACGCCACTGCCTTGGCAGCGAGAGTTTCTGATAGCGCTGGCAAGGGGCGAGCGACGCATTTCGGTTCGTGCAGGTCACGGCGTTGGCAAGTCCACCGTGTGTTCTTGGGCGCTTGTTTGGTTCATGCTGACACGTTATCCACAGAAATCGGTCGTCACTGCTCCCACGGCGGGACAGCTATTTGATGCTCTGTTCTCTGAAGTGAAACGGTGGGTGAATGCCCTGCCCGAATATCTGAAAGACAATCTTGAAGTATTCTCCGACCGCATCGTGCACAAGCACGCGCCCGAGTCGAGTTTCATGTCGGCGCGTACTTCCTCCGCCGATAGACCAGAAGCCCTAGCCGGTATCCATTCTGAAAACGTGCTGATTATTTGCGACGAGGCTTCGGCTATTCCCGAACCCGTATTTGAATCTGCCGCAGGCAGCATGTCGGGCCATTCGGCAACGACGGTACTGATTGGGAACCCGACCCGTAACACTGGCTTGTTCTTCAAGACGCATCACCAGCTCAAGTCCGACTGGTTCACGATGCACGTGTCCTGCCGGGACAACCCGCTTGTTTCGGAAGATTTTATAAATCAAATCAAAGCCACCTACGGCGAGGCGAGTAACGCATTCCGCGTCCGTGTCATGGGCGAGTTCTCACTGCGTGAGGATGATGTACTTATCGCGGCGGAATTAGTTGAAGGCGCAATGGATCGAGACGTTGTGCTCGACCGGCATGAGCCAATTATATATGGTATAGATGTGGCGCGGTTCGGCGACGACCGCACCTGCATCGTCAAACGGCAGGGGCAGATCGTCACCGAGATCAAATCGTGGACCGGTGCCGATCTAATGGAAACGGTGGGAAGGATCGTGCATGAAGCCGAAACTGACAAGCCTTCTGAGATTTGCGTTGATTCTATCGGATTGGGGTCTGGTGTTGCTGACCGTCTACGCGAGCTTGGACATAACGTGCGCGATGTTAATGTCTCTGAATCAGCGGCGATGAACCCGCAAGCCGCCCGCCTCCGAGACGAACTTTGGCTGGCGGTGCGGGACTGGCTTAACCAGAGAACTTGCAAGTTGCCACGTTCGGACGAATTACGGCAAGAGCTTTGCGCCCCGACTTACAATTTCACCAGCAACGGAAAAATTAAGGTCGAAGGCAAATCCGAGATGAAACGGCGCGGGATGCGGTCGCCGGATATCGCGGATGCTCTCTGCCTAACCTTCGCCAGCGGAGCTGCGATGGTAGGGGGCCGAGCAAGTCGATGGGTCTCCGGCAAGTCCCTGAAACGCGCCATTGCGGGCATAACGTAATTCAGGTATATTCCAACGAATTCCCCTTCACAGGACCGATGCAATGAAAAGTAAATTCTCAGACTTGCACGATGCGTTTGCTACGGCGAACTCCAATATCGCTATGACGCCGCAGGGGTCTGGCGGATTTGATTTGCATCCCGATACCCTCGCCCCCAAGAAGGCTTCTATGAAACCACAGTCTCCCGCGCAGCACGCGGCGGTTACTAAAGCCGGTCGTACCAGCGCGGTCAAGCGCAAAGTTGCCGCAGGCTTGCCAATTATCGGCTCTAAACCAGTTATAGGAATGTAATAATGTTTAAAGAAAAAGCTAAAATGCCAAAAACCCTTCACGGCCCGGTGCACAAGAAGGGCGCAAAAGACCCCGTGAACTTTGGCAAAAGCGAAGCACAGCAAAAGCCAAAGGTCAAAAAGGACAACGGCGTAAAGCCGACGCAATTTATGAAAGCGTCCAAGAAGGGCATGTAAAATGATTGAAGACCTCGTATCCCGTGCTTTTGCGATCCGTAATGCCGCACATCTAGCGCATTGGGCTACGAAATCTTTTTCAGAGCACATGGCGCTTGGCAGTTTTTACGACGAAGTGATTGAAAAGATCGATGGTATCGTTGAAGCGTATCAAGGCTGGTTTGGATTGATTGGGACGGTACCGCAAGTGACCATGTCCAAAGATCACATTGCCAAACAGATTGGGGATGAAGCGATTTGGATCGCCGACAACCGTGCGAAAATATCGCAGGGGGTTACGATGCTTCAGAACCTTATCGACGATCTGCTCGATTTGTATTCGACGACTCATTATAAATTAGTCAACCTAAAGTAAGGCGAAGCCATGCGTAAATATGCTCCCACCAAATTTGAAAAGACCAAGGCCGATGTCAAATCTGACAAAGGTGTAAAAGAATCATCCAAGAAAGACATTGCCAAAGATAAGGCTATGATGAAAGGCAAAATGAAATGAGCTTTCAAAAGAAAGATGACGCGGGGTTTCAGTTTCCGCAGATCGTTGGTGTGTTTGGAACGGTTCATAATGTCACGGCTGGCGCGGCAAGTACAACCACCGGAGCATTTGGTACGGGCACGACTTTGGTGCGGGTATCGGTCTCAAACAATAGCACCCACGTACATTTTGCAAAAGGCGCGACGCCTACTGCGACTACGTCAAACGCACTTATCCCATCGGGTACAATTGAATATATGTACGTGGCCCCCGGCGAGAAACTTGCGTTTCTGCGCGGCGCCACCGCAGATATAAATGTAACGGTAACGGAGTTAGTCTGATGCCTTTGACCAAAAAGGGTGCGAAGATTCAGTCAGCTATGAAAAAAGAATACGGTGCCAAGAAAGGCGAATCCGTATTCTATGCTTCTATCAATGCAGGTAAGGTCAAGGGTGCCGAAGGTACCAAGGCCAAAGCAACACGGAAGAAATAATGGCAAGCAACTTTGCAGGCATGTCGCAGTCGTCGCAAAGCGCACTGCTCGGTGAGGATTATACTGCGGAACCCACGCAGTTTAATAATGAACCTGACCCGCATGAAGAAATGTCTGAATCGCAGTTTTCTGCGAGCGTAAAGTCGTCAATCGACGACGCTGTAGATTATATTGACGGCTTTGTTGCACCGGGCCGTGCGCAGGCAACGCAATATTATCGTGGCGACCCCCTCGGCAACGAGGAAGAAGGGCGCAGCCAGATCGTAATGACGGAAGTGCGCGACGTGGTGCAAGCGATGGTTCCATCGCTGCTCCGTATCTTTACCGCTTCTGAGCAGGTCGTCGAGTACGCTCCACGCAATGAGAACAATATCGAGATTGCCGAACAAGCGACCGATTATGTAAACTTTGTGTTCTATAACGACAATCCGGGCTTTAGCATCCTGCACAGTGCGTTCAAGGATGCTTTGGTGCGCAAGACCGGTATTATCAAATGGCGTTGGTCCGAAGACACCGAGATTAGCGAAGCGGATTACACGGGGTTAGATCAAGCCGAAGTTTCCTTGCTTACGCAGGATGAGAGCGTTGACATCGTAAAGATGGAAGAAGTCGTCCATCAAGAAGCAGTGATCGGCCCAGATGGGCAGCAGATCGCGCCTCCTGAAGTCAAATTCAATATTACAATCCGCCGCAAGATTCCAAAAAATAAAGCTGTAATTGAATCCGTGCCGCCAGAAGAGTTCTTGATTGCCCGCGAAGCACGCGATCTTGATACCGCTGCGTATGTCGGCCACCGGTCATTGCGCACCATGTCCGAACTCATTGCAATGGGTTACGAGCGCGAAGAGATTGAAAAGTACGCAGGTCAAGGCGACGTTTTCAGTATCAATTACGAAGCGCAAACCCGTAATCCTGCCATCATGTCCTTTATGATGCACGCGGATAATCCAGACCCCGCGATGCGTCGTATACTCTATGTGGAGTCCTACGTCCGTATAGATAAGGACGGGGACGGCATTGCCGAGCTGCGGAAAGTTTGCTCGCTAGGCAACGCCCACCACATCCTGCACGACGAGATCGCCACGGATGTTCCGTTTGCGTTCTTCTGCCCTGATCCAGAACCGCATATGATTATCGGCCAATCCATCGCCGATCAAACCAGCGATTTGCAACGGATCAAGACAAGCATCGTCCGCAATACGCTAGATTCTCTCGCCCAGACCATCCACCCCCGCACCGTCGTGGTCGAGGGTCAGGTCAATATGGACGACGTGATGAACAACGAGACGGGTGCGATCATCCGTGCCCGTGCCCCCGGAATGGTGCAGCCGCTGGCTGAACCTTTCGTCGGGCAAAGTGCGATGCCGTTGATTGCGTACATGGATGATGTCCGTGCGCAACGGACCGGTATCTCGGCGGCTTCCCAAGGGCTTAACCCCGATGTGCTCCAAAGCACCACCGCTTCGGCTGTGAACGCCACGGTGCAAGGTGCGCAAGAACGTATTGAATTAGTTGCCCGTTTGTTTGCCGAGAATGGCATGAAACGGTTGTTCAAGGGATTGTTAAAGCTTTTAATCCGTCATCAAGATCAAGCACGTATGGTCCGCTTACGCGGCAAATGGGTTCAGATCGACCCAAAATATTGGGATGCGGATATGGACGTTCAGGTAAACGTGGCACTCGGCCACGGCACCGACAGCGAAAAAATGCAGTTCTTGATGATGGTAGCCCAGAAGCAAGAGCAGATCATGCAAACCCTCGGCCCGTCAAACCCATTAGTAGATGCGGGCCAATACCTGTCTCTTATACACATCTGACGCTGCCGACGATCTACTCTGTGTAGATCTCGGTGGTCGCCGTA